GCTTCCCGAAGTGATTGCGGATTTTCTGAAGGATTTCCACCAGCTCCGAATCAATAAAGATCGGGTCGGTGTTATCCGAACAGCGGAACTCCCGCACCTTGAAGGACGGAGAGAGGTTCTTCTCGCCGTCCTTCGCCCACGAATACGCGTTAATCGCCATTGTCGTTTTCTCCTTTCTGGCTCAATGCCATTTTGCAGCCGCTCGACCCACACTCAGCCACCAGCACGGCAAATTCGCCGCGCTCTGCGGTCGTGTCCACACCACTGGTTTCTAGCCGGGTCAACAGCTTCTCACACAGCTCAGGCCACGTCATAGTCGTCACCGGTGATGCGCTTGTAATCCTCGGCGGTGATCTCGCCCTTGTTTACGCGCCCGGCCAGAACTTTCTTCACTCCTACGCGGCGGGATACGGGCATCTCTGCCCAAGTCTTAGTGCCTGCAATCAGGCGGTTTGCCCAGATAATGTTCATGGTGATACCTCCTTATTCCTTGTTCAGCGCTGCGTCCAGCTCACACAGCGCGGTTTCGATGTCGGTCAAGCGCTTCTCGTTGGCCGCGTCCTGTTCGCACAGGGCATCTTCCATTTCAGCCACACGGTCGGGCAACTGTTCGTGCTCCTGCTGCTTCTTGGCTGCGGCTTCCTTCTCCTGCCGGGTTGGCAGATTGTCCTTTTTCCACTGAATCATGGTGACTGTCCTCCTTACTGGAATGCGCCGGAGACGGCTTCGATGTAGCCGCCCTCGCCGGATTCGCCGCGCTCCACGCTGACGCGGAAGTTAAACGCCGCGCCGTTGGTGGCGGTCTTATTCTCAAAGACGATGTTCACGCCTTTTTTTACCTCGGTCGTGGCATCCTGCCAGACCGGGGAGCTGTCGAGTGCGTTGTTGGTCACTTCGGCTTTGAACTTCGCATCATCGGGGATGGAGCCGGTCACCTGAAGCACGGCAACGGTAATGTCGCCCTCAACGGCCAACGGTTCAGCCAGCGTCACGCTTGCGGCGTGGACGGCCTTGGTAAAGGTCGCGGACGTGCTGACGGTTTCCTTGCCGTCGCTCACCTCAACGGTGATGGTGTGGTTGCCGTTCAGGATTTTCTGGAATCCGGCAGCGCTGGCCGTCTGCTCAAAGGTCAGGGCCGTGCCGCTGGCAACGCCGGTGCGGGTCTTGGTGGTCTTGCCGTCCAGCTTTTCGGTGACGGTCAAGGTGTCGCCGTCGGAATCCCTGACGGTGTACTTCCACGCAAAGGCCGCGTTCTTCCGCCCCAGAGCTGCGCCGTCCGTGCTGACGGTAGGTGCAGTGTTGACACTGACCGTGCCATCGTCAGAGACCACGAGTGTAGAGGGAAGAATGAAAGCGGGGCGAACACCACAGGAGTCGCCGCACCAGTTGTAGTAGTAGGAGCCACCGGTGTAGACGCCCCAGACGTAGCTGCTATTGAGGGTGTCCGGAGAGCGCAGCCACCAAATGGCAGCGGAGCTGCCATTGTATGCAATACGCTTGCTGTTACCGCTGGAGCTGTTGCCAAAGTATGCCAGCCTCACACCGTCCTTCGGGAAATAGCCGTTGTCGCTGGTCGTCCAACCAACCTCATAACCAGACAGCAGGAACACTTTGGTGCTCAGGCCGTTGGAGCCGGTGGCAAGGCTGCCGCCGGAACCAGTGCCGTTCTGGTACGGGATTTTCACCTGCTTAATAGCCGCCCGGATGTTGCTGTCGATGAGGTTGTAGAACGTTCCGTTCAGGTATGTGTGGATGCTGGAATCCTTGTAGGAGTTATTGTTGCCGAACGTGGACGTGGTGTAGATGTCCTTCATCAGCAGCCACGTTCCATTGCAACTCGAATCATAGGTGCTGGTGTTCGGGTTGCCCTGCTGCACAACAATAAAATCTTTGGACGCGCCGTTGACTTTGATTTTGACAATGCTGCCAACGGCTTTCGTGCCCAGTTTCACGTTTGCCATTGTTACCTCCTTGTTTTCGTTCAGGCCCACGGCATGATCTCCGCGGGCCGCGTGTTCTGCGATACAGAGAGGGACAGGGCTTTGTGCTGCTTCTTGTAGATGCAGCGGCATTGCCTCGCCCGCCGTCTGTCACGCGCGAGTTTGTTCGAGTTGATTTTTCGATGGATAGGGATTTTACAGTCAAGCAATTTTTCGAGCCGGTCAGCGTACTTGCGGCGTAAAGAGTAAGTATCACCATGGGCGGCATGGGCATCCCACGCATCAAAGCTCCGCAGGATTTCCTGCTTGGTCACTTCGCCTGCGGGGTATGCCGTCTCCCAATATCTGATCTTGTTCTTCATCCGCTTGGAGCTATCCCGGCGCAGCTTTTGGATGACCGCGCCGGTGTCGGTCAGGTAGCTATGGAATCCCAGAAAATCAATACCGTTCCGCAGCGGGAAAATGGCGGTTTTCTGGTTCAGCTCAAGGCCGTAACTGTCCATGAGCGCCCGAACATCCCGGAGAATGCACTGCAATTTCTTCTTGTCCGAACAGATGATGTAGAAATCATCCATGTATCGGCCATAGTATTTGATGCGGTACTTTTCTTTGATGATGTGGTCGAACTCGTCCAAAAACATGAGGGCGAAAAGCTGGCTCGTCTGGTAGCCCAGCGGCAAGCCGTCCTCCATCACGTCGATGTAGATGCAAAGCAGCTCATAGACACGCGGGTCAACGCCGCGCTTGTCCAGCACGGCTTTGAGCTTGCGTTTTAGCTTCCGGTGGTCGATGCTGGCGAAGAAATGCCGCACGTCGCCTTTCAGCACCCAGCCGTCCGCGCCGTGGCCCTCACGGCGGTAGTAATCCACCATGTGGGTTTTCAGGCGCATCAGGCCATCATCAGTCCCCTTGCCTTTCTGGCTGGCGTGGCTGTCCCGGATAAAGCTCTTTGTCAGGGCATCATACAGGATGTTATCGACCAGAGCGTGCAGCACCACCTTGTCCACAAATGCGGGGGCGTGTACCATGCGGCGCTTCGGCTCGTAGACGGCAAAGACCTCAAACTTACTTGGCACATAGCGTATCTGCTGCCGAATGCTCCCGTCTGGCTGCCGCACATTGCAGACAGCCAGCTTACGGGAGAGCTTTTCCGTGCAGGCCAGCGCCTGCGCCTCGTACTCGATTGTTTTGCTTTTACTGCGCTTTCCCTTCCGGGCTTCAAGGTAGGCTTTGTAAAGTACCTCAAAGCTGCACAGTTCTTCGTATGTCAAAATGACCCTCCGCTGGTTCGCGTTACGGTAGTGGGCTGCATCCGGCAGGGATGGCCCACCTCAGCGGGATGTATTTATCACTTGCCTGCATCGGCAAGCGACAGGATGCGGTTTCCTTTGATGGGCGCACTGCTTTCAGCTTATGCCTACTCGTCACACGGTTCCATCAGAGCGGGGCGAACACCATAGGAGTTGTTGTACCAGTTGTTGTTGTTGGAGCCATCGGTGTTGACGTTCCAGACGTTGTTGTTATTGTTGGTGTTCGGAGAGCGCAGCCACCAAATGGCAGCGTCAGACAAACAAACCGCACCCTTTATGCAAAGCGGTTGCCCGCTGTGCGTTTACGGTTCCGGGTAAAGGACGGCTTTCAGGGCGGCAGCCTGTTCGGTCAGCCGTTTCCGTTCCGCTTCTGCCCGGAGTTTTTCGGCACGTCCGCGTTCCGACGTGAGCCACTTCATCGCCGGGTATTTTACGTCCGTGACCTTCTTTGTCCAGATACCGGCTTTCTTCGCACTGATGATACCTTCCTCCGTGCAGATGGTCAGGTATTCCAGCAGTAGAGAGCAGCCGTCCACGACCGCGCCGATCTTCTTAACGCGCCTGTCGTAGTCGGTCTGGAAATTCACGTTGTTCGCCGCGTGTGCATCCAGCAGGATTTGCCGGGCGGTCAGCCGGATGCCCTCGCCGTACAGCCGGAAAGTGCTTTTGGAAAAGCCCTCCCTGTCCCGCGTGTCGAGTGCATGGACGGCAGTGCCACACACCTTCTGGATGTCGCGCACATCTTCGAGCGCTGCGACTTTCTGGATGATCTTCCGGGCATCGCTCCGGCTGATGTCATCGGTGACGATGCGGGTTGCCCTCTGAGTGTAGCGCAACAGCTCCCGCGCATTCGCGCCGACCTTGAATGTTTCAGCCATCAGAACTCCACCCTCGCCTGTTCTGCGTTCCACGCGCCAGTGACGTTCAGGCCGTCAAGGCTGCTGAACGTGGCGGAAAAAGGATTTTTCGTCACGTTTGTGCCGAATTTCAGCTCGATTGCATTGATACTGCCGCGCATTGCTGCCACGCTGGCGCGGATGTCACCATGTGCAGTGTCCGCAGAGTTGTGGGCATCAACGGCGGTGTTGATGTTCTGATCGGTCTGGGCCTTGGTGTATGCGTCCACCGTCGGGCGCTGGGATTCAGACAGCTTGCCATCCGCATCCAGTGTTGCCACGCCGCCGGGAGCACCGGCCTGTTCTGTTTTCAGATAGCTGGATTCATCGTTCGACACGCCCGGCACGGCGACATTCACGTTTCCATATGCCATGTGTTAGTCCTCCTTTGGCTTTTCGCCCTGAATGATCCGGTACTCAGCAGTCAGCGCTTCCGCCGGGGCTTTCCTTGCCCAGATACAGATTTTCCCTGCCTGCGTTTCACAGGTCTGGCAAACACCGCAGTCCATCGCGGCGGTCAAACTGTTCGGCGACAAGATGATGTCTGCGCGATCGGTCGCCGTCACATCTGCGGCAGTGATGTCATAACGCATGGGGTATTCCTCCCACGTTTCATCTTTCACCCAGCCGTCTGCCTTGATTATGACAGACACAGAGGACAGCCGGTCAGCCTTGGCTACGTCCATTTCCTGCATTGCTTCCAGCGTTGCATTGGACAGCTCACTTGCCAGACTTGCCGCATACTTCTTCGCTTCCTGTGCTACCAGTTTCAGGTGGGTTACGAGTGCGATAATATTCATTCACGCTTGTCCTCCCTAAAAAAGCAGGCGAGACCGCCATGTGACGGTCTCGCCCCTCATACTTCTTTGGTAAGGTCAGTCAGCTTATGCGCCGAAAACCTCGGTCAGCATAGCGGTCACATCGCTGTCGGATGCGACGGTGCCGTGGATCACATCGGACGGCTCAGTGTACACGGTGGTGTCCACGCCGTCGATGGTGATATGACCGTTGGTCTCGCTGGCGGCGGTCTTGGTGGCACCAGCAGAAATGCCCTTCAGCTTTTCGCCCTCTGCATTGGTCATCAGACGCTTGCCGGTCTTGCCCAGCGCACGGATAGCAGCACTGTCCAGAGCAGGCTTGCTGGTGGCCGCGCCGTAGAACACGTTGCGGAACGGGGTGTAGGCGGCGGTGTCTTTGGTCTTGCTACCTGCCGCAATGGCAACCGCCGGGCTGGATGCAGCACCGAGATTGTCCTTTGCGGTCACGCCTGCGCCGTGGGTGGCAGTGACGCGGTATTTCAGGCTGGACACGGCATTGTCACCGCCTGCATCGCCGATGATGAAGCCCGCGCCGTTGTTGTTATCAGAGCCAGCGGTCAGGGATGCTGCGCTTGCAGTTGCCACCTGAGTGGTCGCCGCATTGGTAATACGCTCGACCTTCCAGTTGGTAGCGGTAACGCCGGTGGCCGGACCGTACTGATAGGAACCTGCATTCAGAGATGCAGCAGAGTAGGCCGCAGAAGCCACCTTAGTGCCAGCCTCAACTGCACCAGCGCCGGTCAGGGTAAACGCACCGATGGACGGCTGGGCGGTGATGCTGGGCTGGAGCCGCTTGCTGAAAATCTCGGTCAGGGCGTCCATGACGCTCTTGCCTTTGGTCTGGAAAGTCGCCGTGCCGTTCTGGCTCTTGGTCAGGTTGCCCACCTGCGTATAGCCACCGGCCAGCGTGATGTTCTCCCGCAGGATGACCTTATCGGCATCCACGGAACCGGTCATGGCCACCCATGCAGAACCGTTATAGAAATAGGCGGACTGCTCATAGGTGGAACCGTCCACCGCAGTAGTCACGACAAAGACATCGCCCTTCTTGGGCTTTGCGTCCGTATGCTGTGTGAAGTAACCAGAAATTACGCTGTCGTCGGAAGTGGACAGGTCAGCTTTGGTCGCGGCGTACACCGTGCCGCCCAGACCGCCGGAGACAGCTTCCAGCTGTTCCTTGGTGGCGTAGCCGGAAAGGTCAACAGTAGTATCATCCAGCAGGGCGACCTTATCATTGACCTTTGCGTAGATGTCGTAGTGCTGCGTCTTGTCGTTCATGACAAGATACATGATGTTTTCCTGCGCTGCGGATGCGTCAGGGATGGCTTCCGCCACCTCAAAGCGGGCATGACCTGCCTTGGAGATGGACTTGAGCCATTCCTGCTGCAAGCGTGCAGCGGTGGATTTGAGAGCTTCGAGGGTCACAAACTTGTTGTCTGCCATATAAGCCTCCTGTTATGCCGGTGTTTCGTTCAACTTTCTGCGGGGAAAATCTCCTCCAGCATCTTGTCCGTGTCTGCCGCAGAGACGATTTCATCCTGTGTGATACCGCTGGTCGATGCGGAGATCGTGCCGTCTGCCGACACGGAAACGCCAGAACCGATTTTCACGCCGCCAAGCCGGGTCGCCGTCGCCACAGGCAGCACATAGGCGGAACCACCGCCCGCCGTACCTCCCGGTGCCCACAGCGCCACCGTGGCGGACATATCCGCCGTCGGGATGTTCCTTGCCCAAAAGCGAAGGACACCGGCGAGAGCCTGCACCGTCGGACAAAGCCCGGCACGCTTTGCGACCTCAAGGGCCGCTTTATGTAAGGCAACACTGGGGAACATTTCCTCCGTCACGTCGTCAACTGCAACATCAACAACACACCGGAAGTCATCCATCCCCAGCATTTCCTCGTCATCAGATTCCCGCTGCCAGTCCCAACCGTCTGCGGGGATCGTGATGTCCTTGATAATAGCAGCCCCGCCAGAGCTGCCCTGCTCCTGAATAAGAGCCTTGACCTGTTCTTCGCTTACAACGTCCCCGGATTCCTTGAGGGATTTCATGGCGTTGCCGACGGCGGCGGTGATGGCATCGGCGTGAGCGGAAGCATCTTTGTTGTGCTTCTCGACTTCTGCCTTGACCATTTTTGCGAGAGCCTGCATCTGCGGGTCAACGGTAATGCTGATATTGGCCTTGTTCGACACAGCAAGCAGCGCCGACAGCTCAATCTCAAAATCGCCGTTCACTTTCGTGGACGGGACCTCCACTCCGCGTGCATCCTGCATAATAAACAGGAGTGTTTCGGCATCGTCGTTCAGCCTGCCGTAAACGCCCACCTGATGCATGATGTACGTTTCATCCGCACCGGTGATCTGGATTTTTACCCGCCGAGCCGTCTCACCGCCGCTTTCAACGGTTTCGATGTCCAGCAATTTCAGGTCATGTGTTTCGCCGCTTACCCCGGTTTCCCCCGAAAGGTCTGCGTCAACCGTACCGGTGCCGCTCACAGCGCGGGTGATTACCAGCGCACCACCGGAGAGAGATTCCGACAGCAGGGCGGCACCGGCGGCGGTGTAGTTAGATTTTTCCCAACTCACGTTGTCTGTCCTCCAATAACAATGTTTATCGCCGTGTGCGACCGCTCAACAGTGCCCGCCGTAAAGGCTCGTGCTTTCACTGCCTTTGCTTCAACGGCACCGGGCAGCGCCACGGCAACCTGCATTTTCGATCTTCCGACCGCACCGGCAACATACGCCTTTGCGCCAACTTCCCGCGGCTTGATCCTACCGGGGACCTTTACGGTGCAGGATGTCGCCATGCCGCATGGTACGGCGGCGATGTAGGCGGGCGATCTTTCATGCGGTTCGATGGTGTAGATGATGTGCTCAAGGTGAGCAGTGCAGCGTTTTGTGTAGCCCAGCAGCTTTTCCATTTCTGCTGCGGTGTGATATGTTTCCTGATCGTCGGTGATGTCAACATACAGTTTCCAGAATCCCGGTGTCCCCCCATACGAGAACCATTCCTCAATTCTGGCTTTTTTGTAAATTGTCTCCACCTGTTCACGAACAGCCTTTACCGTTCCTGCATAACGCTGGATTTCAATTGCGGTTCTTACGAGCTTACGCTTCGTCTCAATATCGGCGGCAGAATCGTACCATTCGATTTTGAGATAGATTGCCATTTGATCCAGCATTCCCTCGCTACAGTTATCCACATCCGAGAACGTCATGCCCGTTGCCAGATATTCCAGCATCCGGCCTTGAAGTTCCCCGTATACTGCAGACAGCACCTTTGCCCACGGCTGTTCAGCAACGACCCGCGGCAGTCCATCTGCAATTCTCGCGTCCTGCAGCTTAATCATCCTCGACACCTCCGTAGATGATCGTCGGGGTTCCGCTCAGTTTTGGGATTTGCACTGTTGCTTTTTCCAAATCCGAACCGCCTTCGACTACCATGTAAACCGGTTGTCTAAGCTCTACTCGTTTTACGCCAGCGACACGCAAGCGATAAATCAATTCCATCGGGCTAATGTCTCTCCCGATGGAGCGCTGCCACTGCTGAAATTCCTCAACAGCTTTTGTAACGTTTTCCTGAACAATACTTGCGCCCTTCGCGTTGCCCGCTCCGATATAATAGGTAAAGTCAATTCCGTACTCCACTTCTTCCGGGGCCTTACAGATCACCTGATCTGTCATGGGGCGTCGAGCTTCGTTCATCAGATATGCTTGCATTTCGCTCATATCCTTTTCACTCGGCATCCTTCCGCCCGTCAGCATGAAAAAGATATACACTGTGCAAGGCTGGCTCCGTGGACTGACTGCAATTGCATTTTCCACATCAGAGCGGAAGCTCATTGCCCAATACTCGTAGGCGTCTCGCGGCCCTGCGCAACTATACGTTGTCGGTGACAGCCAAATCCGCCGGGTCAAGCTATCGTCGCTTTCCGCGTCTGCGCCGCCGCTGGATGTATCCACATTCTCCACTGCCGCAACATAAGGAATGGCGTCTACCAGCGTATCGACAACGCCGATTGGAACGTCGTTTCCGCTGGCTCCTACCACCTCGGCTTGCGCCAACACATCAACATAGGTCTCGCCAATGGCAATCTGTGCATAGGCCGCTGTGGCAAAATAAATACCCGCGGCAGTTCTGACGCGGGTTCCCTGTGGAATCATTACAACTGTTTTTTGTTCAGCCGAAAGATTAAATCGGATTGTCACCGTTGCATAGGTTGCTTCATTCCGCTTCACGCCGAACGGAAGCCCCATATTATCCAGCGCTGCACCCGTTGCTGTTTTCAGCAAGGCGCAGCGGGTTCTTTTTTCTGCAACCTGCAGCACCATGTAATACAGCTCAGAAATACTTTTCAGCGTAAGAGTGATTGGGTCAGCACTGTGCAACGGCGGGGTTGTTCCGTTTACCGCTTTGTAATTTCGGGTGTAAATTTCTGTCACCAGATTATTTACATCCTCAAGCGTCATATTATCTGTGACGCTATACTCCGGGATTTCGGCAAATTCAGCGATATTAGACAATGTTTATCACCACCTTCGGTCGAATGTTCCCCTGCTGGCTTCGGCTGGTTTCATAGCTTACTTCCAGCACTTGTGCCCTCGGTTCGTACTTTTTTGTCTTTCGGATGATCTCTGCCGTGAGCTTCGCTTCGGCAGCTTCGGCTGGCAGGCTCAAGCAGTCCATGTTCAGGCCAAACTCCCGGTCAAGTGCCTGTTCACCTTCTCGGCTCCCATAAAGCGTCTTGAGACAGTTATATACATCCCGTTCTTCTGTGCTTTCAGACGGATTGATCTCTACATCAATATCGCCCAGTATCAGCTTTTCCAGCTCACCGCTCATGTGTACTCCTTTAGCGTCAAGGTCAGCTTTCCGCTTGTCAGTCCCCAGAACCGATGTACCGCGCCCCATTCATCCGCTACTTTTTCAAGCATAAACGGATTTTGAGAAACCGGCCTGTTGTTGATGATGAAGTAGTCTACTGCTCCGGCTTCGCACAAATCCATTAGGGCGTCAAAGACCTTTCGCGGATTTACTCCCAGCCTTGAACTAAGCGTAATGTTGAACTGATACTCTCGCAGGCCGGGACTTACATATTCGCTTTTATCTTTTCCGCCGATCACGCTGTGCGTCGCCCAGTTGCTCGACGTACTTCCACTGATGTTGTCCGGCGTAAGAACTCGCCAACTTGATACTGTAAACACCAGTCCAGCAAAGCTACCGATGCTGCCCCATGCCATAAAGAACACCCCCTCACTTTACCGGGACGCCGGTATTCCCCGAAACAGTATACGGGCCAGCTTTTGCCGACCCGTCATGTTCGTGCTTGTGATTCACAAGGCTTACGCCATTGATTTTGCAGTCGCCAGAGCCGCCCGAAATATTCACCGTTGCTCCTGTGATTTTCACCGTCGTTCCGGTAATTTCAATCGTTCCGCTCTGGCAAACCTTGACGGTCGAAGCCCCGACCTTGAAGGTCACGTCCCCACCAACAGTGAAGTCCAGATTTTTACCGATGGTCTCTTTTGCATTCCCGTCGATTTTTTCTTCATAGTCTCCGCTATCTCCATCGTATTGTTCAAAGGCTTTGCCCTTCTTATCGTTGTAGTCATACCGGTAACGTTGTTTCTTTCCACCGACCGGCTTGTTATCCTCATTCCAGAACGTTCCGATGCACGTTCCCATTTCCTGACTATCGGAATTGTGGAGAACGCAAACCATAGCACCGACAACCGGCATCCGGTACAGCGCATTTGAAACCACACAGATTTCATCGGTCACAGAACCGTCCCGATCTTCATATGCAACTTCAATTGTGCCATCCTCGTAATTCACTTTGGACACTGTGCCAATGCGAATGACGCTGCTCATCGTGTCACCCTCCCACTCTGCTTGCTGAGACCTTCGTCACAAAACCGCCGGATTTATTCATGGTGTGCCCTACACTGTCCATGTAATATTTTCCGTCGATTTTCCCATATCCTTCCACGTCAATACACTGCGTCGCGCAATATGTCAGGTTTCCCATAGTTGTAAAGGAAATGGTTGTAGCCGAATGGTTTTTGTTGTCGATAGCCGCCTGCAGCTGCCGTTTTGCGTCCGCTTCACTTGATGCATACTGGTTTAGCTTCAACATCCGGTCTGCCGTTCCGATTGTCACCTTGATATTCACTTTTTTCTTTTGGTTGGAATAAGTGAACTCGCCTCCGGTGTATGTTCCTGCCAGCGTTGTGTTCCAGCTCAACGAGCCGGGCACAATGTCAATCGGTTTTACCGTTGCTACCGAATCCTTTTTCTTGTACTTTTCACGGTCAAAAATCCAGATTTTGTTCCGGTATGTTTTGAGGATCAGCCCGTATGTGCTGCAAATTTTCTGCAAGAAAGAGCTGTCATTATCGTCCTGTTCTTTCAGAGCGACGCTGACATCCTCTGCATCCATCTTGCATTCCAAGCCGTACCGCCCAGCAATGGTTTCTGCAATGCGTTTGATGCTCGTGTTCTTCCAAACCTGCTCTCTGTTTTTTTCATGAAAGCTCGTCCCGTTTGGCCGGGCGACCGCTCCAATCGTCAAAACATCCGGGCAGGCCGAAAAGCTCAGATCATCAACTACCAGCGTTCCACAATCCAAAACGGTTCTATCCCCCTGCACGATCCAGTTTGTCGTGCAGAGGGTCGGGTGCAGCACGGCTTCCTTGTCTGGCATCCACGAATCGATCCACTTGTGATCCATCGCGTTTACCTTAATAGAAAGGCTGTCACTCGAATCCGAACCGCTATCGGTGTATGTGAAGTTTTCCACATCTTTGCGGATGTCGCTTGAAATGTCCTTTCCGTCATATTCAAGCGTCAGGAACGCTTGACGTGGCGTAATCATCCCTCACACCTCACCTTTTCCAAGGCGGCAGACTTTCGTCTGTTTTTGCCTTAACTTCCACTTCCGGCGTGGCAAGCACCACCCCGGAATCAAACTTGTACACCTCGATATACTCCCGGTTGGCAGTCATCAGCACATCGGCTTTCAACTCGTCACCGTAGACAGTTTTTGCAATACCATCCCAAGTGTCACCGCTCTTTGTCGTGTAAGACATCAGGCCACCTCCTTATGCATACCGGGTTCGATTGTTTTCTCGGTTGTATTTGTCCATAAAGGCTTTGAACTTTTCGTACTCGTCCTCCATAATCGAAGCAATCTGCTGGCGGTCTGCATCACCAGTGATTGTGATGTTCGGAGCAAATACAAACTGCGGAGAGCTTCCGCCGTTGCCGCCGGGTACAGGTGTATTCTGATATGCGCTCACCGGGATTTCGGACAGCGTGCGCCCGGTATCCCTCGGCGGCAGCACATAAAGCGGCGTTCCTGTGTCTGTAAGGACACCGTCCTGCCAGCTTGAAAGCACCGTGCCGCCGTTGTAGTTTTTGGCTGCTTCGGTCAGTGCAGTGGTTACAGGGCTGTCACTTCCGAGGTACTTGTTCAGCAGAAGCGGAGCAACATCAGCTGCAAGGCTGGTCGCCGCCAGTGCAAGCGAAGCGTCACCAGACATTGAGTTGTTGGCGACCGTCCATAGCATCGACAAAGCGTCGCCGGTGGTTCGGATGCCATTGGAACGCAGTGCGTACTTACCGTATGCTTTGGAGAAATCAATCAGGTTGTCCAGTTTTTCCTTGCTTCCGTCGGTGAAACCGCCGTTTGCAAAATACCGTACACCCGCCGCACGAGTTGCATCCTCGCCAGACACTCCCAGCATCCGGCCTGCACGCACCCAGTTTTCGACGTTGCTATCGTGAACACTAGGCTTGAAGCTGATAACCGCCTCTGTTCCAGCTTCGCCTGCAATGCTGACACCGTGAGTAAAACCGCCGTTCGCAAAGGCAGGCATTGCAACTTCTTTCAGGTTGAAGCCGAATTGTTTTCCACCGAGGGCGGGCACCCAATCAGGCACCGTAAAAGACAATTTGTTCAACGTGCCGATGATTGCATTCGCAACCGTAATCGTCACCGATACAATGCCCTTTATCAACCCGACGATGCCCTGAATAACCGGTTCAATCACCGGCAGTAGTCCGTGGATCACATCGACGACGAGCTTGATTGCGTTTATCAGGGTTGTGCCAACCAGACTGATAATCATGCTTATCAGCGGCGACACTGCGGGGAACAATTCGTTTACAGCGAAGCTCATAATATCAGCCAGCAGCGGCTTAATATGATTCACTCCGAGGTCTACGATCTGTCCAATCAGCCCTTTCACCGATTCGATAATCGGTATCACTGCCCCGAAGGTGGTTCCCAAGTCGTCGATACCGAAAATACTCTTTCCGCTCAAGCTCTGCTGGATGTTTTGCAGGTTTTCCAAAGAGAATGCATTGCTCACCGAATCTCGGACGTTGCCTGCAATATCGTGGATTTTACTCGTAAATCCATCAAACATTGCCAGTCCCTTTTCGCCGAACACGTTCCCGACGATCTGGCGGATGTCCTCAAAGTGATCTCCCAGCAGACTGACCACTGCGATGATTCCACCGATTCCGGTAATCACCGGGCCGAAGGTGCCGAGCAATCCCATAAATGCACCGCCCAATTTACCGGCTATCGGGCCTACCGCCGTGTTGGCTAGGCTCAGTCCAGAACCAAGGAACTTGAACGTGTCCCCTGTTCCTTTCGCAATTCCCCCGCCAACGTTTAAGGCAAATTGTCCAGCTTTAGTAGATGCTGCGCGGCCTGCCAGATTTTTTACGCCGCCAATTGCCGTTCCTGCAATGTTTTTTGCTCCGCCCAGCAATCCTTGTCCAAAGCCCATAGCCTTTTGGCCCATGTTCCCTACAAAGCCGCCAAGTTGTGTACCGGCAACTTTTTGGCCGATCCACTTTCCAACGCCGACCGTGTTCTGAATAAAGTCTGTCCCCGCCAGATTTTTTGCAGACCTTGCAACTCTGGCTCCGTATTGCCCTATCGAACTGCCTTTCAACAATCCGATTATTCCGCCGGAAGCCTGTGCCTGCTGAATGCTGCCAAACAGCGCACTCGTTGCCTTTGCCATCCCAGCAGGTGTCTTTGCTCCAAACAGCTTTTTGCTGTTTTGCATTCCAAGGACGCTACCAAGGATGGTGTTCTGCACTCTCTGCCCGAAGCTAGGATTGCTGCCCGCCGGAACAGCGCTGTTTGCCAGCTGTGTTCCAAGTTTTGCAGCCTGCCACAGATTGCCAGCTTTTCCTGCGCCAGACACGCCCTTCTGTACAAGCCCCACAGGGCTTGCCGCCCCGCTTGCAAACTTCGTCGCGCTGGATACCACCTGCAGGATTTGCGGTGCAAACCGCATTCCTGCCCATGCCGTGCCGATACCCGCGATGGTCGTAGCTACCTTATCGCCATTATTCAGCAGATACTCAATTACCTGCCTTACACGTTCTGCAATATCCGGCAGAGCGGCGCGGAGGTCATTCAGCTTTTCGATGCCAAACCCGGCTACATCTTTCAGCACCGGAAGGAAATTATTTCCAACCTCAATGCGGACGGCCCGCCATGCGCTCCCAAGCATCGTCAATACAGATTCAGAGGTTTCGCATTTCAGCATAAACTCTTTATACATACTGCCGTTATACTTAGAAGCATCGCCTACGTCGTCCAGCGTTTTCACAAACAAGTCAAGATTGCCGGTTAGTTTTGCGCCACTCTCAATGGCCCACTGACCGAGCAGAGTTTTCAGATAACCCACTTGCTTGTCTTTCGGCTGAGTACCGATAGCGGTAAACAAACTTTTCAATGCTGCCGGGGCGTCTTTTTGCATATCCTTTGCAAACTGTTCCGCAGTAAATCCCAGCTGTTCAAAAGCCGCAGACTGTGCATCTGTAGCTTTTGAACCCATAGAAAGGTTCGTATACATCCGGCGGATGGATGTTGCCACTTTACCAGAATCAACGCCCATTGCCAGCAGTGCTGTAGAAAGCGCTGCCGTGCTCTGAACATCCATGCCAGCGATTTGACCCAGAGAGCCGGTGTCGTTTACGGTCTGGGCAATTTCAGCGGCGGTCGTTGCGTAGTGGGCACCCAGATAGTTAATCTGGTCTGCCAGCTCCATGACCTGATCGTGGTTTATGTTGAATGCAACTTCCCACTTTGCTGCCCAGTCGCCTGCCTGATCCGCAGAAATATCCATGGCCGTGCCCATTTCGGCAACGTCCTTTAGAAACCCGCCGCTTATTAGGTCATCCATGCTCTTTCCGGACTGACCAGCCGCAGCTGCCAGACGTGTCAGCTCTTTGGCGGTGTACGGAATTTGTGTGCTCAAGTCAAGAATGTCTTTCGACATTTCCGCATAAGCGTCCGTTTTGACCTTTCCGTTCGCGTCCGTCAGACCGCCAACGTACTTCGTCACATCAAGCATTTCGCTTTCAAATGCAACTGCTTCTTTTGTTGCATCTACCAGCCCCGCTGTAATGCCGCTGGCTATGCCCACCGTTACTTTTGCGATATTCGCTGCCAGTTTCGATGCGCCGTTCGCCATACTGCTGAGCTGAGTATTCGCAGACTTTACAGCCTGCGTCAGCGAGTTATCAACGTGACCGCCGATCAAAATAGAAAGCTCTAGGGTTTGATTTTTTGCCACTCCTCCGCCACCTCCTCGTTGATTTCCACCAGCTCACGCACGGGCAGATTCAGGTAGAAATCTGCACTCGTGTGTGTAGCCGTGGCGAGGGCTATCGCCGCCTTTCTGATGGTTTTGTATCCGCCCTTTAGGCGAAAAAATCCTTGTGGTTCACCCCTGCGCGAAGCTGTACAGCCTCCGCCAGCGGCAGGCCGAGGAAGAATGCCACATCCTTACCGGTGGCCATAGATGCGATCAGGCAGCAGTAATAGTAGTTCAGGGTCTTTTCCGCTGCGCGAATATCTTCTTCCTCCATGCGGTTTTCCGCCTGACGGACGTTCATGCCGGTAAGGTTCGCCACGCCTGACAGGTCAACTTCGGTGTATTTTTCGCCCTTGTAGGTGTAGGGCTTGCCGAACTTCATGATGTGGCTGTGCTCGTCCTCGTCGCCATCTTCCTCTGCGGCGGCGCTACGGAGCGACGCCTGAACAGTCTGGCGAACCTTCTTGCTTGCGCCGATGGGAAGCAGCTGGAAAAACTCGATGGGGAGCTTCGTTGCGGCAGCGGCCAGAGCGTCGGTGTATGCAGTCGCAGTTTCAGGGGTAATCATCACGGCCATTTCGCCCTCGTTGTACAGTTTCTTGATGATGAGCACCGCATCCTTGATGGTCAGATCATCCAGACCGGACAGGTCGATCTCGGTATACTCCTTATCATCAAACTTGTACGGGCGGGCCAACTCGATCAGCTTCGGGTTCTTCTTAACCTCAGCGGTCTTGTCCTGTTCTGCGACGGAAGAAACATTCTTTTCCATGGTGGTTTTCCTTTCTGTTCAGATATAAAAATTGACCGCCCCGGTCTTTCGGGGCGGTCGCTTCATTTCTTTGGCGTTAGATCAGCGCGGTAACGTCTGCCAGCATATCCTCGCCCTGAACGCGGTATACGCCGTTCAGCTTGTCGATGGCAATGATTTCCTCGCCGTCGTTCTCGATCATGATGTAGGTCAGTTCCAGCTTAACCTTGGCTTCCATGCCCTCGCCCGCCTTGATCTTGCCGGGAGTAAACTCCTTGACGCGGCCAACCTCAACGATGCGCAGGCCCTTATAGGCATAGCCGAGGCTCTTATCCACCGCCTGCTGTGCAACGCGGAAGGTAAGGTTCACCTGACGCTTCGGAGAAAGGACGTTGACAAAGCTCGAATATACGAGGTTGAAGGAAACTTCCTGCTCGATGGATTCAAACTGGCCGATGTTCGGTGCGGAAATCTTACCGAGGATACCAGCGCCGGAAACGTCGATAGTCTCCGAGGTGATCTGCGGCAGAGTGATTTCCGGTGCAGTGCCAATTGCTTTCACGCCGTCAATGTAAACGTTGAAGCTGTTGACGATTTCCGGGGTCAGATTCGTGTCCAGTGCCATTGTTTATTCCTCCTTTCTGGGTTAGCCCGCCAGCGCGGTAGAAATCGCGTTGGGATCAAACTCCACAATTTCCTCGATGTCCTCCGCCGGATTAAACGGAGACATATACTTGTGGAACTTCACCGTGCCATTCAGCAGATCGGTCGTGGGGTTTTCGGATTCGATGTACTGCAGCTCATAGCGGGCGCAAATGCCACGGCTGACAAAGCTGTTGCCGCGCACGTTCTCGCTGTCAACCAGAGCCTCGATCAGGCGCTTGTTCAGCGGGTCGCTGACCTTCTGGAAATAGGTCTGGATGAAGGTGTTATCATCCCAGCAGAAGAACCTGCGGACGCTGAACCAGCGATCCTTCGGGTCAGTGTTGCCGGGATAACAGGCAGTGTTGTTGCCCCACAGACGGAAGCCGTTCATGTTCAGCCACGTTGCAACGCCGAAGGAGTTGACCACATTGGCCTGCTCCTGATCCAGCAGAACTTCCGTTCCATCTTTCAGGCAGGCAGCAGAAATAGAGATAGGCTTGTTATCCGGGCTTACGTTGGGAATATCGCCGTTGTTCGCATCGGTCGCCA